TATTGTGTCGGGCTTTGAACGATTTCCGTCTTGCTTTTTCTGACTTGGACTTAGGGTTAGAGCCAGCGCCTTTAACGCCTTGTTGCCCAAATCGAATAATTTTTTCCTTTCCGCCAGAACAAGCCTTTACTATGTGTGACTTCTTTGCGTGACTTGGAGTGCGCTTTGGTTTGTTGCACTTCATCTTTGATTTATCTACTCTCTTTGCCATTAGTCAATGAAATTTGAAATAGGAATAAATGAATATCCTTTAGTTATAGAATCGTCAAGTTTTTGAATATACTTTACCCCTTTATGTCTTTGATATCTGTATCCTTTACATCTCTCCCGTATGTAAGAAGCGTGTCTACCTACTGCCTTAGCTGCGGAATTTGCGCTGTAAAAAATACCAAATGGAGTCACCCAATACCCATTAAACATAGGATTTTTTTCTTTCTTCATCTGCTTGGAAATATCCCTAGTTTGACCCTTTCTGTATCCATTAGGTATTGGCTTTCCATTTTTGACTCTAATCTGATTTTTTCCATTAGTAGCCCAATAAGTATCCTTAGCAGCCTCGCTAACAGCTTTTAGAGTGTTAGGGTGGTGTGTACCTTTATAAGGGTTGTTTTCTTTCATACGTCTTGAATGTTTTTTTCTGCCATTCTCAGACATAAAAGAACCATTTCCACCTATTCCAGCGTTGTAGTTATTCTCTAGCCTAACCCAATCCTCTGTCACTATATGCCGCTCCTCTTCATACGCTTCTTCTACTGTATCGTAAAATGAAAGTATTTCTCTTTTGAAATTAGAATATCCGTGCTTCTTTACTGCCCTAGGAAACGGGTAATCTCGCAAATGTCTTGAATCAGATTCTCTAAATATCCCATTTCCTATATATCCGTCATCCAACTTATTGGTAGAGTGTACGCCAATATAAGTTTTACCGTTGATTAGGTTTTTAGTTTGATAAACGAAATTATATTTCTTAGCTACCACACGCCTCACATTCTTCATTAGCGTCAAGGTCACAAGCTTGTACGTTGTTTTCGGTTTGGCGCTTAAGCATTTTTTCAGCTAGGGTGTCTAAATTCGATTGCTCCGTTTTCGTTGTACTCATATATTGGTGTTTTTAAAGTGTTGTTTAAATATTCGTTTTCAGCGTCTAGTAGGTCGCACTCCATCTGCAACTGAAGGATTAAAGTACCAACAGAATCGTTAACTTCGTGAGGTTCAAGTTCCCCAGTTTTTGAGTTGTAGATTTCGATTAACACTCCCACAAAAGTATCTATTTTTAAGGTCGTTTGTTATGTTGATTCTTTGTACTCAGGCACGTCTTCAAACTCTACCGACGGCTCAATAAATTTGTTAGGGTTGTAGATAACGTTTCCAAAAGCGTACTTAGGCTCTCCGTTTATTGCCTTTTCGTAGTATCTGTTTTTATCAACGTCGTACCAAAGCTTAAAAGTTCCCGTCCTTCCAATTCCTTTTGGTTTGGACTTATGTACGATAAAGTGTGTTTCGTTTGAGTCGTAATCAACCCCCGTGCTATCGGGTAGTGGTTCACCCTCGATGTCAAGCGGTCTCCAAGCGGAAATCATTTGCATTCCCTTTCTAAAAAAAATCTGTCCGTACTGTATCTCACGCGGAGAAGCAGCAGGGTAGTAAGACCTAGAGACTTGCCCTTGGTTGTCTTTTATAAACCGCAACTGTTGGTCTCTTACGTGGGTGACTAAGATGTTGTGACGAGCGTTCTTTCTTGCGTCTGCCAACATTAAGTCAAGGTCTTTTCCAATAGCTCTGTCTTCACGCAAATTAAGGTCAAAGTCAAGGTAGTTGTGTGGGTCTATTACCGTTCCGTTTATTTTTATATTAAGTTCTCGCTCTATTCCTTCGACTTGGTTACAGAAGTCTTTAAGGTAAAACTCAGCGCCTTTTGTATCAAGCACGATAAAGTGGTCTCGGACAAACCGAGCCGCTTCTTGGTCAACAACACCCCCCGCTACAAAACTCTTTTTTGCTTTAATCGACATTAACTCTCCGTAGACTTGGGCTGGCGTTCCTGTTTCGGGAGTTAAAAGCACCCACTTCCAACCTTTGCTTTCGCTCAAGTTCATGCAAACTTCGTGAGTGAAGTTTGATTTTCCACTATAAGGCGCTCCGTATATGTAAGTAACAGCGGAAGGAAGAAAGGAAATATAATCGTCAGCACTTGAAAAGCCACAACTCTCTCCACGCTCGTACCCTTTTCTTTGAAACTCTTCTACCTCTTTAGCAACATCTGTCATTGTCACCCAAAGCTTTCCGACCCCAACACGCATACTAAGTATTTCGTTTTGTTTGGTCATAGAGCAAGGGCTTTTCATACCCTCTCTCAAAGAGTCTTCAACATCTTTTATTGCTAACTCAGGGTCTTCTGTGTTTTTTAGAACAGCGTTTATAAGCAACCTGTGTGCGTCGTCATAAGTCATTTCTCCCGAAGCGACCCAACCTCCGAACAGATAAGATATTCGTATTCTTACGTCGTGCTTTTCTCCTTCTATTGAGTCTTCAATTTTGCGTAAAGCTTTGTTTACGCTGTCCCAATTCTTAACGGTGTACCCGTCTTGTTGCGGAACTTTAGAAAAAACTTTTGCGTTTTGGTTTATGTAGATGTCGGGGTCAAAGGACTCGTAACAAACCCTTGATATGTTCTTTCCAGACGGGTCTATACCTTTGAACTCCTTTTCTACCTCTTTGAAGTGTTCTTTAAACTTCTTTGGGTTAGCTATCTTTATCAAAGCTTTTACCCCGTTACCCGAAGGAGACTCCCAACAAGCAAACACGTAAGAGTTGTTAGATAGTTCTTTCTTCTTGGCTTCAACGCTTTTAACGTCGTCAAAATCCAATACCATATAACCACTCGCCTCTTTTAAAGACTCGTCGTTACGCTCGGTAAAAGTTCCTGAAAAAGTAACAGAAGGTAAGTTTGCTTTTAGTGCGTTCTTTTCCTTTTTTGTTTTTGCTTTGCGAATATCAAGCAGAAGCTCCTTGCTTTTTCCTGTTTTTATCCTGTCAAGGGCAGTCTTAACGGTTATGGTGTAGCCGTTTTTAACTTCCTTGATATTCTCGTACACGCTTATCTTTTCGTTCAACTCTATTTGCTTTTTGAAAAAAAAATTGCCCTCTTTTTACAGAGGCTTAGACACCCAAGAAAGATACTCGTTACACTTAGAAACGATAGTATCTAGGGTCATGGATTTGTCAACCTTAAATAGTTGTGCCACTCTCTTTGTTACACCCATTCTAACGATAAGGTGTTCCGACTCTTTGCCCCACTTGTCAATTCCGCTTTTGTAGCTGTCTGGAATATCGCAAAGGAACTCAAGGTACTTTACAAGCGCATCGTTACGGGATACCCCGCTGTTGTAGCTTTCTGTTTCAACCGCACACTCTAAAGCGTTGAGTTTAAACATACCCGAAATAGACTCCCAAGATTTAGTGTTGTCCTTCTTTTTGAACCCACCACCACCGAAACTTGGTTTCTCGTTTACCCGCTTTATCTTTGTTTTGTCTTTTGTGTACTCTAAGATTTTTCCCTCTTGCATCCAATCGGGAACTATCTCTTTTGTTGTACCAATAGAACCAACGTCTCCGTTTTCAAACTCGATAGTGCGGTAGTAAATCGTTCCGCCTTGGGGGTTATTCCAAGGACGGGACGACTCTTCTACTCTCGTTATTTTTGACTTAGGCATATCTATCAGAACGGCAAATTATCGTTAGCGTCGTTAGCTGATTCTTTTTGCGGAACGGCTTGCGTTTGAGAAGCTGTTTGCCCTTGTTCGGGGTCAAAGCCAATAAACTTAGGGTTAGTGTACCAAGTTCCGTTGTACTCACGTGCCGATATAATTAGGGACAGAGTACCTTTTTGCCCAACCCGAAAGTTAGAAAGGTCTTTGTTAAAAGCTTCTGCCGCTACTTTTCTCTCAAAAGAATTTCCGTCTTTTGTTGTTACGTTAACGTCGATAACAACGGTTTGCTTTGTCCAAGGCTTTCCGTTTGATTGCCCGTTTTCAGGGGCGCTGATGTGTGAGATTGTTCCCACTTGTCTAATTATATCACTCATTTTTATTTAATTTTTGTGTGTTGCAAATATAGTTAAATTTCTTTAGTTTGGCTATCTTTTTTCACAAATATTCCTAAAGCTACAAACGCTTGAACAGAAATAGTCGTTACCGTCTTTTATTAGTAACTCTTCTTCTTTTTGGATTCTCTCAAAAGTTCTTTTTGCCCAATCTATCGCTTCGCTGTAATCGCTTTTATTGAAATCAAAGTTAAGCTTTTTATTTTGGCGAAAGAAAAAAAAGGAAAGCTCGGCGGGATATTCACCAAGCTTTTCCTTAACAAAAAGAGAATACAAATAGAGTTGCCTTCTTTTCTTTACAATGTCTTTTTTTAAAAACGGCTTTGATACTTTGTAGTCAGTAATAACAAAACCTTTTTCTCCGAGGTGAAGTCTGTCAACGTATCCTTGAAACAGAAAGTCTCCGAAATCTGAAACGCTGTGTTCTTCTATCCAAGTAGCCTCTTGTTCGTGTCCGTTCCAGCTTTTAAAGAAACTATAACAGTCCATGTACCAACTCTCGTACCACTCCTGTTCGTGTCCCCGAACTCTTTTTATGTAACCCGTTTCCCAAGCTTTACCACAGTCGGTTATCTTTCCTTTGTCCTTTAACTCAAAGATAAGGTGTGCTAAACTACCCATTTCGTTGAAGAAGTTAGCCTCGCCCTTTAATTCGTCAACGTAGTTGTACTTAAACATTAAGTAGCACTCGTCAAAAGACGACAGCCTAGAGAAAGAATATGTGGGTTTATTCAAGATTTCTCTAAAGTAATGTTGTAAAACTGCTCGGTGCGTTGGATTGATTTCTCCACCTCTTCTTGGCTCATCTTTGTGTAGTTGAAAAGGAAGTTAGCTATTCTTCCGCAAAAAGAAACGTAAACGTTTAACTCGCTTTCTTTTATAACAGCGTCTTGAATATCTCTCCCAAGCATCTGCTCAAAAGCGCCTCTTATAACCTTGTCTATTAACTCAAAGTCCCTTTCTACGTTTAGCTTCTTTTTACTCATTTCCAAGTTGTTCTTTTATGTACGAAAGGTGCGAGCGAAGCTGCTCCCAAAACACTTTTGAACTTGCGTACAAAGTCCTCCAAGCGTGGTGGTCGTCCTCTAACTCTTTGTAAACCCGCTTTAACTCAAACGTTTCTAGTTCTGAAACTCGCTCGGCTTCTGCGTTGCTACACTGTAGGTCTTTTTTAACCTTTGAGACAGAGCTAAAGTGTTCAAACTCGTAGTTAAGTTTACTTTGGGTTGCCTCTCTTTTAGCTGCTACTTCTTGGGCGGCAATAGTGGAAATGTAAGAGGTTAACTTAATCTGAGCCGAAACAATAAGGTTTGGGTTAATCTCAGGATTAGAAGCCTCTGTTCTGTACCACTTAGCTACCGCTTGTACGCCATCTTGTAGTTCGTCAAATAAGGTATTCATTGTACACTTCTTTTTGCCAAAACAGTCTATAACCGTATCTGTCGCAATCGTTAATAAAATCAGCCAAAGTCTCAGGGTGCATCAATCTGTGTTCAAAGATTTTGTAGCAGTGTTGCTCTACCCTTACCACCCCAAGCAAATCGGGGTTGTTAAAGACAAGCGCTAGCATTTCTTTGAACCTTGACGGTTGCGGTGGTAGCTTCTTTGAGTAAAGAGAGTGTACCTTGTGTAGTTTGCTTGGCTTTATGTCGTAAAGCAAATCCACTAAATTTTTCACCTGTGTAGTCCCTCGGTATTTTTTCTCAAGGTAATCTACGTAATTGTCCCAATCGTACTCAGACATATTTTACTTCTGATTTAAAAACTTCTACTGTTTTTCCACTTCCGAAATCAAGACTAACGACAGAACCTTTCTCCCAATTCACGTTTGCCTCTTTTCCGTAAAGTGCAACTCCGTCAAAGATAATATTTCCAAAGTACGTTACGACTCTTTTTTCTTCCATCTTTTCAACAATATTTCTTTTGCTCGTTCAAAGTCAAAAGTCCAGTAAGCCCACTTTCCAAAGTGCTGAGAGCGAGGGTAACGGACAATACCGTACCGCTCGTTCTCTTTGTGTTTAAACACCTCGTACCTTGTTTTACTTCCTCCGTCCACTCGGTATATGTACCCAAACGGCTCTTTTACAACTTGGGTAAAAGTGTATCCCTTTACCTCTCCTTTTCCGTCAAACTCTTTTGGTAGTGGTCTCATCTATTCTTCAATTACCCATTGTAAAGCTTCCATCTTTCCAACCAACATAGCGTGGTTTTCAAGTCTTTTTCTTCTGTCAGGTTCTATTAAGTTATCGTATTTACCCAATATAAACATCTTAGCTTCTGTGTTACGAATAACAGCTAACCTATCTATTTCTTTTTGTATTTCTTCTTGATTTACCATAAACTTGTTTAAAAAGCGGGGGCGACTAAACCCCCGCTACCTCAAAACTTGAACTTTAACACTTGGTTAAAAATTTGTTCGGAGCAAACATAAAGAAAAATATCTTACAATTAACTAAGTCCATGCTCTTTTCTGTGGCATTCTTTGCAAAGTATCTCTAAATCAGCAAATTTCTCCCTAAAAAGATTTTCGTATGTTTTGTGATGAACTTGTATATTCTCAGTTTTTCCACATCGCTCGCACTTCTCCCCACGCTTGTAAAACAGACCCCAACGCATCATTGTCCATTGGTCGCTATCTATGTACTTATCGTAAGCTTTCTTATGTGAACTCTTAACCTTTTTCTTATTTCGGTGTTTCGGCTGCCTTTTATTTCTCTTAGACCTATCTCCACGAATAGACACCCTTCTATGCTTTTTTGCCATGCGCTTTTTCTCATCATCGCACTCTATAAAAAGCATTAACTGCTTGTTTGTTAGGTTGTCTATTTCTATTTCTTCCTTAAAATCACGAATTGGTTTTATTCCCAATATATCAAACTCAGTATAAGAAAGCCTTCTCCTGTGCCTAATTATAGCTTTGAAATCAGTCTCTAAAGCTTTTCTGTTTAGACTGTCGTAGTCGTAATCTTCGTCTTCTGATGTGTACTTCATTAAAGCAAATATAAATAAATTTTCACTTATCATTTGGATTTCATAATTTTTTTACTTACCTTTGCAAAACATCGAGTTAAAAGTTCTCGGTAGGCGAGTTAGTGGCGTGCCTAAACAAAAAGCAAACTGCGACGGGTCACTTAAGCGACAAGCAGGGGTGGAGTCACACTATGGTTTTTTGCCTCGCGTACACGCACACGCGTTCATTAGACTATAGTGGCTTTTTCTCTAGTTACTGCTCAGAGTTCCTTAGCTCTAAGCAGTTAGTTTACTAGCAGTTATAGTTACAAACAGTCGAACTTTTTACGGAGCAATAGCTGTTTATCTAAAAAAAAACTATATTTGTGACATGATACAGCTAAAAGATTTTCAAAAGAGGCTTTGGTACTGTCCCGAAGATGTAGCTTTGGAGTTAGGGTCAGTGACAGAGTTAGGAGACAACGAACTACTACTTCACCACAACGGAAAAGAAATAGAGACAGATTGGGCTAAGTTAGGTTCTGTTGATGCAATGTTACCTGTTACTCAAAGCGGAACAGCGTTAATCCCAACAAATAGTTTTCAAAGGGGTCACTACAAAATAGAGGCAAAGGTGGAAGAGGTAAATCAAGGCTTTCACTCAGCACCACTTTGGTTTGTGAGTGAGAACTACATCATGCCAGAGATTGACGTAGTAGAGGTCTACTACGGAAAAAAGATGCAAAGCAATCTCCACTTCGGGCTAAACTACGGAACAAGCACTCACTTTCAAAAGGGTGGCAAAAATCATCTTAATTGGTTTAACAAGGTTTTCAGGGGGTGGAAGTTTACAGATTGGTTCACTTACGAAATGATTTGGGATAGACACGTTGATATTTTCTACAACGGAGTAAGGGTAAGAAGGTTCAAAGACATTGACTCCACCGACAGAATAATCCCGATTGTAAGTGCAAAGAACGGAACAATAAGAGTTAGAAATTTTGAATATAATAAGTAAAATATAGAACTAATAATTAAATATTTGAGCGATGTCAAAATTAATTTGAAAAATTAAAACTTATGATTGATATAAATAAAAACTACAATCACAAAATATGATGGCGTTAATCATAATCGGAATTATTGCGTACTTTGTAATACCCCTAGCGTTAACAGTTAGGTTTTTAGAACGAAATGATTACAAGGTATTTGGAATAGAAGTAGATGTTTATCTGTCTGGATTGGTAGTGTTGTTATTTGAATTTATAATAGCAATGCAAATATTATTTTGGGTATTTCATTAAAAAGCGAAATAGCGATGGCAAAAAAATATAGATTCTTTTATCACTACTACAAACAATACAAATGTCTATCTGTGCATTTTAGAGGAAAGTGCTACAGAGTAGATGATGTTGTTTGTGAAGTGCCAACTGAAAGTAAGTGGAATAAAACTCAACCAAATTTGGTTATGCAAGGTTGGGCAAAATCACTTGACATAGAAAATAATGTAGCTAAAATATCTTAATGTTCGGAATAATACCCTAACTAATAAAGTCTTATCTTTGTACAAAGTAAAGAAAAAATGGAATTTGATAGCTACGTAAAAATCTCACAAGAAGACATTCAAGCATCTGAACTAAAGAAATCAGACTTGCGAAAAATACTCAAAACAAAAGCAACCATCGCCCAAAACGTAACCGTTGACTCGGAAGGAAAAGGACTAAGAGTTACAGTTTTCGGAAATGGCGGAGAAAAATCTGTTGCTTACGCTGGTGACTATCTTATCAAAGATAAAGAGGGAAACTACTCTGTAATGTCTAAAAAAGCTTTTCAAGCTGAGTACGCAAAAGCTGGAGAGTAAGTTTTTGTGGAGTTTCCAACTTTCGACAACATACGAAAAATCACCGTTGGCGACTTAAAAGACGGAATGAGTTATCTTGTCAACGGCTTCCAAAGAGGCGGAAAGGTAAAGATAACAAGGATTGTTCCGTTTGACGAGTTAGCGTATCACACAACGGACGAAGTACTAATGTTAAGTATTTTCGTAAAAGATACGCAAACAGACGTAGAGTATAAGTGGTTTGACTTATCTTTGCGCGAGGTAAGTAAAATTGAATATTTTGAAAGTAGTAAATAGATATGTCTTTGACGTACCCGAAAAAGACGCATTTAAACAAAAAATTGGAGACAAAGAAATATACTTTGACGCTTCTCTTGGGTCAGAACACGACAACATGGTTCAATACGGAACTTTGGTCGCAAAACCTAAATCAGCTAAATTTGACATCGATGAAGGTGAGTTGGTTTACTTCTCCCATTTAGCTAGAAACTACCAAGCCCGTATCCAAATAAAAGACAAGGTTTACTACTCGGTAGACCAAAAGTTCTGTGAAGGAATCGGAAACCTTTACCAACTAATTCTTTGCACCAACAAAAGAGCCGTTGGTGACGTTACAATAGTAGAAAGAATAGAAGAGCCAGAGGAAAACTACAAATCTGGCGCAATATTTCTTAAAACAAAACCCGACAACTTAAAGAACCAATTCAAAGTTGTAAAGTCCAACAAGATAAAAGCGGGGACAGAAATAATCATTAGCGAGGACGCAGACTACGATTTCTTGGACGAAAATAAAAAAGAGCTAATAGCAGTCCAAGACCAACATATCATGGCTACAATAGACAAAGGTGAACTTGTTCCTTACGGAGATTACGCCATTATAGAACCGCTAGACGACGAAGAAAAAGAAGACTTTGTAGAAAAGAACGGAGTTTTTATACCAAAAGACAAAGCTCTAAGAGGTTGGGGAAGGTGGAAAGACAGTCGTGTTTACTACCACAAAGTACAGTCAAATAACTTTGAGTACAAAAAAAAGAAGTATTCGGGTTGTATCAAGCAAGATATTTACTATATTTGCGAAAAGGAGTAGTTTTGAAGAAGTTTGAAAACAAGACAAAAGAAGAGCTTTTAGAGATTGTGTTTACTCTTACAAGCGAGTCTACAAAAGTAAAAGCTTACCACGCTTTAAAGAAACAAGTAGACGGAATCACAGATTACTTAAACCAAAACGTTCTTGCCACGAAAAATAACCTATCGGACAAAGACGAGAAATCTTGGGACAGGGGAAAGGTACTTTTAGAAAAACTATCACAGTACACAAAAGACTTAGCCGATTTAGAGAACAGCATTTTAAACCTTGACAGCAAATACGTAGAAAAAGCAGCCGAGGGAAGTTTAGAAGACTATCTTGCGAAAGGTAAGTAAAAAGCAATCAAAATCAAACCAACAGGTATCAAAAGCAAAGAAACAGTTTTTGGAGTCTTTTTTAGACACCTATGGATACGCTTTTTGTTGTGGATGTGGGGTATCAAATGGACGCATAGATATTTCCCACCTCGTGCCAATCGGATACAACAAGTCCTTGGAAAGCACCGTAGAAAATCTCACCTTACACTGTCGAACTTGCCACGGGATTTGGGAGAACCAACTAGCGGGAGTAGAAAAGATGTTTGACTACAAAGAAAATCTTGAAACAATAAAAGGTCTTGACGAGTCCTATTACAACTTAATTAAAAATAAGAAATGAGCAAGTGGAAAAAGTACGATAACTTGATTATCGAGAACTACAAACACGGAGACAAGAACTACTACAGCATCGCCAAAAAGATTTTAGGAGTAGATAAAAACACTAGCGAAGTAGACTTGTTAAGGACTTATGCAAGACGACTAATCAACAGAAAGGGGTTGGCTGATTTAAAGAACACCGCAAAGATACTTCTGTTCGATATTGAAACCTCTCACATTGAGTTTAAGACAAGGGTATTTAGCATTTGGCAACAGAACTTAAACCCCGACCACATAACAAAAGATTGGCACATACTGTGTTGGTCTGCTAAGTGGTTATTTGAAGATAAGATTTACAACGCCTCTTGCACCCCAAGCGAAATAGAAAAGGGAGACGATAAAAGGGTTACGCAAGCCCTTTGGAATATGTTGGACGAGGCTGACATTGTAATCGCACATAATTTAAACAGATTTGACCGTAAGGTAGCCCAAACTAGGTTCTTAAAAAACGGGATAGCTCTTCCCTCCCCTTACCAAACAATAGACACACTTCTTCACGCAAGAAAACAGTTTAAAATAACAAGCAACCGACTAGACTATCTAGGTGAGTTTTTAGGTGTTGGAAGAAAGCTAGAAACAGAAAAAGGTCTTTGGGATAAAGTAGAGGACGGAGACAAGGAAGCTATGGAGCGTATGCAAAAATATTGCGACATTGACTGCACGCTCCTTGAAAATGTTTACCTCGAAATGAGACCTTACATTCAACCGCACCCAAATATCGGGTTGTTCATTGAAAGCAACTTTGATAGGGTATGTCCGTCTTGCGGAGGAACGCACTTAACTTACATTGGCGATTACGCAACAACAGTAAACACTTACGACGCTTATAGGTGTGACGACTGTGGAAGCCAAACAAGAGCAAGAAGGGCAAACACTCCCGCAGGAGCAAATCAACACATAACTTCAAGCTTACCGAAATGACATGAAAACATTCATAAAACACATAAAAGCAGATAGAGGTTTCGGCATATTTTGCGCTTTGAACTTTATCGTTTTGCCGAGTATATTTATTTGGCTACACTTCAACGAAGAATCAGTAAACGACGTAATGGAGTCAACTGTACCAAAGGTTTGCCTTGCGGTGCTGTTTACTATTTACACCGTTGCTATAATCATAAGTCACAGAAAATGGGCGAAGCGTTTCTCTTAGGATTTATTTGCGGTTTCTTTAACGCCGTAATGGACGTTATTAAACACCGTTGGGAAAGGTCTGTATTTTCAGAAATAGACAACAAGAAGTTGTTTCTGTTCTTTCACCAAGACGGATGGAAAAACAAGTACGTTGACGAAACGTTTACAACCCGAAGGAACATTCCTGTAACTTTCACAGATGGGTGGCACTTAGCTAAAAGCTTTTTGTTGACCACAGTAACCATATCTATTATCGTAATAGGTTCTCAAAACATCTACGACACAATTTTCTTTGCGCTTATTTGGAGGGTTTGTTTTGGCTTTTCGTTCAGTTATTTCTACAACGTTGGGCTGATTAAGTAAATAGTGCGAATTAAAAACTCTTTATCAAGTATCGCAATACTAAATAATAGCCAACTACTTAGTTTATTATCTTTGCAATTAAGTAAAGCAAAGTATGTCGTCTTCCCCTTTAAATTTTCCAGATTTAGTAGCACCTAAGTCAAAGAAAAAAAGTAAAAAGTACATTCTCGACTACGTAAAAGCAATTTGGTGGAACGAATACCAAGGCGTTGACTTCTATTCTACCGAGCGTAGAAACAGAATGATAGAGAACATTAATTGGTCAACGGGTCAAGAGGACATTACTTACCTTCACGACTGCATAGCCACAGGAGACAACTCTTACTCTCAAATGAACTGGAACGTTGCAAACCCTATTGTAACGCTTGTAAACGACTTTGTAAACCGAACTACCTCAAGAGACTACGACTTAGTTTGCGAGGCTTACGACATCACCTCAAAAGGAGAGTACGATAAAGAACTAGCTAGGCGTAGAGGAAAGCTAAGACTAAAGAAAGAGGCTGCCGAGTTCGCGCAAAACGGAATCCAAATAATGTCGGAAGAGGAAATGGAAACCGTACCCGACACGTTAGAGGAAATAGAAATAGACCTTGAGCTAAACTACAAAGCTCCTTTTGAAGAGGCTTACGAAGGCGCACTTCAGTACGTATTTCAAAACAACAGAGACTATTGGTTAAGAAGAAGAATAGCTTTTAACCTTATGTCCAATCAAATTGCCGCAACAAGAACAGACTATGACGAGTTTGGAAACCCAAGAATAAGAGCGGTACAGATTCCTAACTTCATTTACTCTTATTTTACGGAAGAAGACGCTTCTGATTGGAGATACTTTGGAGAGGTACAAGAAATGGAAATCTCCGAACTTATAAAAGAAACAAACGGAGAGTTCAACAAAGAAGATATTTTTAGAGCAGCTTATATGTCTCAAGGAAAGTGGGGCAACCGCTCTTGGGAATACGGAAAGTACGACGAGTTCAGAAGAGAAGTAGGTTGGGACGACATACAATCTGTAAAAGTTCTTGTGTTAGACTTCATCTTTAGAAGCGCCGATAAGTTCAAGTGGAGAAAAAAGCAAACAGGAAAAGGCTCTACTTACCGCTTTGAAATGGTGAGTGACGAGTACGACGAAAAAGGAAAGCACAAAGTAACAGAGGTAGTAGACAAAACAGTTGAAACAATTTACGGAGGAAAGTGGGTTGTTGAGACGAATTTCATTTACGACTACGGAATGAAAAAGAATCTGTTGCGTAAAAAAATCGACGGTCTTTATGAGTCAAAGGTGCAATGTCCGTACAAAGTTGTTGCTCCTAATATTTTAGACATGAACCTTCGGTCTAAAGTAGAGCAAATGCGACCAATCGCTGAGTTTATGATGTTGCTTGATTTAAAGAGACAGCAATTAATAAACGAGTCGAGACCTTCTGGACTTGCAATCAACTCCGATGCTCTTCAAGGGGCTGGAATGGCTTACGACTCTTACGACGAGGTAGAAGCTCAAAAGATGTTCGACGAGACGGGAACTATTTACTACTCCTTAAAAGACGAAGCAGGGCAACCAATAAACGACCCACAACCTGTAAGGCAGTTGGTAAACGGTCTTCCGCAAGACATTATTGTTCTACAGCAAATGTACGACTACGGTTTACAAAAGCTGTACGAAATAACAGGGTTCAACCAAACCACTTCTATTGATAAAGACGCAGCGGTTGGAATAGAAAAGATAAAGGAGAAAGCACACCAAAACTCCATTAAGCACCTTACAGAAGCTTACACTAAGTTAATAGAAGCAACGGCAGAAAACGTTGTACTACTTGTAAGAGACTCTATTGCTATGGGTTCGGGAATGGATAAAGCCTACTCCAAAGCAATAGGAAAGGAACGGGTTGATATGATTAATCTTACCAAAGACCTCTCGTTAGCTGAGATTGGGGTTAAGATTAACTACCGCCCTACAGATTTGGAAATGGAGCAAATGGAAAGGGATTTAGGAATAGCCCTTGACAGAAACCAAATCTCTATTGACATGGCTATGATTGTAAGAAGGGTATCTAAGCAATCAATAAAGACCGCTGAAAGAGTAATGCAACACCTAATGAAGAAATTCAGAAAGGTGCAACAAGAACAGTCTATGGCTCTGCAACAACAAAACGCAGAAGTCCAATCTCTAGCAGCAAGAGTGGCGGAAGAAGAAAAGAGAAAGACCTTAGAGGCTCAAGCACAAAAAGAGGCGGCTGTTCTAAACGCAGAGTACGACAGAAAAGAACGCTACTTAGAACTAGAGTACGAGAAGAAGAAAGAGTTAGCTGTGTTGGAAGGCGAAATCAAGCAAGACCTTTTAGAAACTGCCAAAGATGGGGAAGAAAGCACCCTTGCAACAAACACCACAAAGGCTGCTAACGGAGGAGGTGGGTTAGGTATGCCAAAAGCCCCCACGGTAAGAACCACCCCAAGACCAGAGGATGATGTCGAAAGAAACATCAGGTCTTAAATATTAAAAGTTCGATTTTCCAATTATTTTACTTACATTTGCCTAACGGTTTGTATATGAGCCGTTGCTACACAGGATTTAATTAAAAGAAACAGATTTATGGATTGCATAAAGTGGAAATATAGACAACTAAAGCAATGGGTTATATACTTTGTTATGTACCGTGCTTTTTGGAAAAAGTTGTGGGTAAGCGAAAGTGATAATTCAAAATGGGAAATATTGCATGATAGCAAAGCCAAAACAGTAGAATTACATTATGTACCTAATGATGATTATAGTATTGATGATGTGAAAATAAAAATGCAATATGACGATTTTGAGGACTTAGTGAAGTTTATGATTATGATTCGGTAGCATGGTACATAACACCAAGCTATCCCATCGTTTTAATGATGGATAGCGACTGTTAGCGCACGTTTTTAAATGTGCGGAATAATCAACTAGCCACTAAGCAAACGTCAAAGAAAGTAACAATGTTCATGTTGAACGCTGCGGCTATTCTAACAACGTGTTCCATTTTAAAGTTAGCCTTTCCACTTTCCATCATTGATATTACGTTTTGTTGAACACCTGAATACCACTCCAACTCTTGTTGGGTGATGTTGTGCTTTTTCCTAAGAAACTTTATTCCCCGCCCAAAAAAGTTATTTGCTACTTGTAGTTTTTGGTCTAGGTCTTGGCTGTCAGCGTCTACGTCTTTCATAAATCTTTATGTTGTATAGGAATAATAACCTGCAAATATAGTAATTATTTTTGCAATAACAACGAGTTAAATTAAAGATTTTGGAAAAAGAAAAGGAAGAATTGTTAATTCGCCAAATACGTGGCGATAAAAACAAGGACGAAAGCATTGAAGATAGTTCTTTGAAAACAGACGAACCCCAAGAAGAAGCGGGTAGTACAAAAACGGTAGACGAGCCAAAAGCAACCGAACCACAAACCGAACAAACCGAAGAATCGGCAGAACAAACCGAACCAACGGAAACAACGGAAAGTGAGCAAGTATCGGATTGGACAGAACTAGCCTCTAAAGAAGGTTGGATTTCTCCTGACGCTAAAGACAAGTACTACAACTTGGAAGAAGACCCCTATATTGCCAAACTCATTGAGTTCAAGCAAAAAGGAATCGACATTCAAGACGCAAACTTTCTTCTTGAGCAGAACGTAGATTACTCATCGTTTGACGTTGAAAATCCTCGCCACGCTATTGAATTGATTACTAAGGAGCTAACGGTAAACAACCCTGACGCAGACCAAGAAGACATTCATTATTTAGTGGAAAAAGAGTTTGGCGCTCTATACGAAAAAGAGCCAATTCAAAGGGAAGACGAGTTAGACGAAGAGTACGACGACAGGCTAAAAGATTACAGACAACGTAAGCGTGACGCTGAAGTTACATCTAAGTTCCGAGCGCGTGAAGCAAGAAAAATGCTCCAAGAGCGACAGTCACAAATGGCAATGCCGAAGGTTGAACAACAACCACAATTAACGCCACAAGAGATTGAAGCTAGAAAAAAGGAGATAACAAAACAAGCTGACGCTGCTCTAAAGGAGTTCTCTCAAATCAAAGTGAACGTAGCAGACCAAGACGTTTCACTTGACGTATCCGACAAGGTAAAGGAGATTAAGAAGACAATGCTAAACGAAGTAGTCTTTGAAAACACCTTCTTTTCCAACTACGTTAAAGACGGAAACATATCTTACCAACAACTCGCAGAAGACTTAATGTGGGCAAATAAAGAGACAAGGGACACGCTTATACAAGCGGCAGTAAATCAAGCCTTGTCAGTAGGAGAAGAAAAAACGGTGAAAGCCTTAAAGAACACGGAATTGCCTACAAAGCCATCTGCGCCGCAAAGCGGAAAGCCACAATTAGAAGGGGCTGACTTACTAGCTTACCAGATAGCACAAAGACGTAGAGCTAACAGCTAACTTTTAAAACTGCACATAAAAAATGGCAACTACTTTTCAAAGAACGGCTACTGTCAGAAACTATTTGAACTCTCAAATTGTTGACTCTAGCTACAGTTCTATCACACTTGACAAACCAGAGGTCGGAGATTCTTTGGTTCGTCCTTATGGACTAGGATACCTTTCTAGCCTTGTATCTATGATTGGGAATAAGAACATTGTTCAAAACCCACACTACTCTCACTCTGAAGAAAACAGGATTCGTGACGTAATCGTTGCAACGGCTTCAGCTGGCCCTGCGGGTGCTGAAGTTATCTTTACTGTTGACTCTTCAAAGCAAGCGACTAACTCTAACTCGGCTGCTCCTGAATATGGAACTTCGGGTAGTACTGTCGTAACAATGCCACAACAAAACGACGTAATCCTTGTTCCAAACGGTTCAGGAGGACACGTTCAGTGTGTTGTTACCTCTACTACAGACGGTTCTAATCAGTTTAAAGCTACTCCAAAAATCACAGGAGAAAACATTCCTGCTGTTACCACTGCGGTTGAAATCGCTATCATCGGTACTCAGTTCGGAGAGTCTTCTTCTGAGCCAAGCGCTGTAAACCCAACGCTTACTTCTTACACTAACAACACTCAGATTTTCCGTAGAAAAGCTAAGGTTAGTGGAAGTGCTATGGGCAACTTGACTTGGTTTGATAACCTTGGAGAAAACGAGAACGAGTCTTATTGGTTCTACGAAGGAGTTCGCACACAAAAAGCTAATCTGTTTAACGACAGAGAGACTTCTTTGCTAGTAGGTGAAGCCACTACCAACACTACCCTTACAGGTATTTCTGGTTTTGGAACAACTAAATCTACAAGCGGTCTAGTTCCGTTTATCGAAGCTAACGGACAACGTGAGCAGTACACAGCAGGTTCACTTGCTTTGACTGACATCGAATCAATGTCTAAGAAACTCTTCAAGCAAAGAGGTTCTACAGAGAACATGATGGTTGGTGGTCACGACTTGATTTTCGAATTTGACAACCTTATCAGAACAAGCGAAGGCTTGAAAGCTGGTGGTGTTCAATACGCTGGAATGGGCGGAGAAAAGAGAGCCGTTGATTTAGGTTTTGATTCTATCAACTACGGTGGAATCACTTACCACTACAAGCCACTTGAAGTAATGACTTCTCCTGAGCTTTTGGGAGCAACAGGTCTTACTTACAAGAACATGGGTCTTGTTATTCCACTAGGAAACGTTGTAGCTTCAATGGACGAGTTCGGAAACGACCGTCAAAACGTTCCTAACCTTCGTATCAACTGCTTGTCAGATGGTAAAGGAGGCTCAAGGGAGTACGTTGAAGTAGCAAGAAACGCTATGGAGACAGATGGTAACGACGAGTTTGTTATCAACTTGCTTTCAGAGTGTGGATTTGAAGGATTCGCTGGACAGCGTTTCGGACAATTCTACGTCTAAACAAAAACGGTTATTTGGGGGAGAGCCGAAATTCTCCCCCTTTTTTTTAAATTAAAGTAAAGAAAATGAAAAAAGAAAGAGGCGCTATATTTGTAGCGGTAGAAAAAAAAGACTTAACTATTAAGCACACAAGCGGAATCAACGTATCTTCTTCCGCAACTTCAATTCCAAGAGTATGTATGGCTTTCTGTCCCGAAAAACAAAGGACAGTAATGATTGGTTACGACCCAATGAAGCCAAGCATTTACGTGGAAGAGTGGGGCGAAAGGTTTAAAAACCTAAACATTAGAGAGGTATCTTTAATCATTGACCCAACAGGAGAGAAGATTCAGATTGCTCAAATGAAAGGTAAGTACGTAAGACCAACAGAAAAAAATCTTATGCACTACCTTAGAATCTCTCCGTTCAACAAAGACAACCACGCTAAAGATAGCGAGTTCAGAGAAGAGCAACCAAAGGTTACTGCTTCTTACTACGAGTTGAACTTTGAGAAACAAGCCAAAACCCGTAGGACTTCCGACAAGGAGCAAACAAAAGCGAAAGCCCTTGTTTACGAAAGTGACTACGAAGCTAAAAAGGCTTACTGTGTTGCAAAAGGAATCAACACAAAAGCACCAGATGGCGCACCTCTTAGTGACGCAGAACTAGAGGATATGTTAGCTTACAGAGCCGAGAAAGACCCTGAAACTTTCCAAAAGGAGTACAATACCCCAGAGATTTGGAACGCTTTCTACATTAGAAAAGCTATCGAAAGAGGGTACTTGTCAGAAAAGGACGGGGGGCGTGTACTTGTTGACTCAACAGGTAACGTAGTGAAGTCTGCTCCTGTATCTCAAAGAGCTATTGACGCTTTAGCTAAAGGTGCTGCAACAAACAACGCCAACGACGCTTACTCTTTAGACACCATTAAGGGGTTTGTGACGGGTAAAAAGGAAAAGAAAGTTGTTGAGCGCCAATCGGACAAAAACGTGCTAGACTCAGCAATTAGTTGTGGCGTTATTGAAAAGCAAGGAGACCTTTACCTTTTTGAAGGGGAGAACCTTGGAAGTTCAAGAACGGCAATCATCAACCGTTTAGATACGGACGAGAAGTTGCGAACTAAAGTAACTAAGCTAGTAGAACTAGAAAGTGAGAACGGTTAAGCAAGCTTATAAAGCAGCTTACGAATCTTTTGAAAGAAATAGGTACATAAGGGGGTACGAGGTTGAACTACCCAAACCCCCACCAATTTCTTCTATTGCCAACTACGGTGAAAAGGACGAAAAAAAGCGCAAATTCCCCTACGCTCCGCTTCCAGATGAGCCAACGCCAAAGCAAAAAGACCAAGAGGTTGAACGGCGACAAAACGGCTTTTGGTTCTTTAACGGTTCAGACCAAAACATCCAATTAGAGTACGTAACAGGGCAACACTATATGTTGCTTCAACACTTTCCAATAGTAAGAGAGGACGGCTCAACGGGTAACGCAGACTTTGTAGACGCACAAAGGGATTGTTACTACGTTTGGGATTTGTTAGAAAACGACCCAAGGTGTTACGGAATGCTACTCTTTAGTGGTCGTCGATTCTTTAAGACCACCTTTGCTGTAAGTACGGGGTATTGGAGAACAACTTGGGGTCACAACCGAAACTTCGGGGTTCAAAGTAAAACTTTCAAAGACGCAAAAGAAACGGTCTTTCGTGACAAGATTGTAAAGGCTTGGCGTAATATGCACCCTTTTTGGCGACCAACAGACACAGGAAACCAAAACCCAACAGACAAAATAGAGTTCACCGTTCCGAGAAAGAAAACGGCAGAAAAGAAAAAGTCACAAGTACTTGACAGTTATATAGTTACTTATCCAAACCGAGACGAAGCAGTGGACGGTACTCGTAACTACACCATGTACCAAGATGAGATAGCAAAAACAGAAAAAGACGTAAACCCCCGAAACAGATACTACGTAGCAAGGGAAACTTGCTCTATGCGAGACAAGGTTGTTGGAAAGTTAATTCTAACCACTACCGTTGACGAAATGGAGAAAAGTTCCTCTCAACAAACAAAGAAACTTTGGGAGGAAAGCAACTACGAGGGAAGAAGTGAAGACACAGGAAGAACCGTAAGTGGTCTTGGGCGTTACTTTAACCCCGCAGACAGAGGGTTTATTATTGACGAGTGGGGATATTCAGACGAAGAAGCGGCTAGGAAACACCACATGGCGGAAAGGGCAGCTAGAAGTGGCTCTGCTCTTTTGAGTTACATTAGAAAGTATCCGTTAAGCGAAGACGAGATATTTTTGGAAAACTCTGACGCTTCTATTGTAGCTGTTGAAAAAGTACAAGAGCAACTAGAACACAACGGCGCTCCACCGCCTATGTACAATCTAGTTTGGGACGAGGTTGATGTATCGGTAAAAGCTGTTCCTGTGGGAGAGCAGTTAGTAGACGGAGATACCAACGGTTTTTTTCAAATAGCTAGTATGCCGTCGGAAGAAGAGCGAAACAACTACGCTTGGAACGGAAACTTTAAAGTGCCTATTGGTCGGGCGATTAAGTTAGGCGTTGACCCCGTCGACCACAAAGCGGTATCTTTTGGAGAGGGTTCAAAGGTGTCGATGTACGGACTAAGGTACGGTAGTGATTGGGTGATTCGGTATTGCACCAGACCCGACAACCCTAACGAGTTTTACGAAGATATGATAAAAGCTTGCGTGTTCTTTTCTGCTGAAATAAACGTAGAGAACCAAAAGCAAGGACTGATAAACTACTTCAGAGAAAGGGGTTACGAGAAGTACATTATTCACAACCCGCTAGAAAAAGACCCAATAAAAAGATTGCAGACGGAAGGTACGCCAACCACAAGCGAAGCTAGACGTAACGAGTGCATGGATAAGTTAGTTATTCACACTTGGGAGAAAATAGGAAAGCAAGCCGACGGATACGGGTTCTGTCCTTTTGACGATTTGTTGGAGAATTGGCTAAGGTTTGAGGCTAACAGTTGGACAAAGTACGATGATACGGTTGCCTCTATGATGGCTATTGTAGCTTGGGAAGTACCAAAGGTTGCTCCAAGGGTGAGAAGTAAGTCACTTCCAAGGCGAAGATTTACAAAATAAAGCCACCTTAGTTTCCTTTGTATCTTTGTAGTACAAACAAACAAAAATGGCTACACAGAGTACGGCAATTACTTACACCACCGCAATAGCTTTCAATTCTGAAACTATTACTTTTCAAGACACCTCCCCTACTTACGGCTCAGGAGATTTAAGTTGGGCAGAAGCAAGCAACGCAATTCTTGTAAAGATTACAGACCCAACAGGAACGGTAAGTTACAACAACACAAACGGTTCAAGTCCTGACGCAACAGGAGTAGACGCAAGTTTCACAACTTCTCTTCCACAAGACGCAGATGGAAACGTTTTGCAAGGTCAGTACATTATTCGCATTACTTATTTTGACGTAAGCGACACAGGGTTATCTAACGCCTACTACAGAGACTATGTTTACACCCTTACTTACTCTCGCCCTGTACACGACATTGATGTAAGCCACAGTATCTTTAACCCTAAGTTCTTCTTAGCAGTTGACGAAACTGATTACGACGTAAACTCTATTACCCCAACAACAACTAGGGATTTTAGAAGGTACAACCCTACAACTATTGGCGGTTACATTCAAAGTACAACTAGCACAATAAACACAAACTCCTTTTACACAGGCACAAACACTATTTACTTAAAGTCTACGTTGAGCTACACCTTTACCGACGGGTATTGGAGTGACGCAAGTGGAACTGCGGTAAACTACACGCTTACCGACATCATAACTACAGCTGCTTTAGATTACGTGGTTAGCGACACAACTTCGATTTGTGATTTCTACTGCCCGCTAAAAGAAGTTTACAACGGGTACTACAACAACAAAACAACCAACGTAGGAAAAGCTAACTCTTACCTTGCTAAGTACGAAGAGGGGTTACACGCTCTTACGATGCTTCAACTTTCTATTGATTGTGGCAAAAGCACAGACATACAAACTTACGTGAACAGACTAACAGAAATACTAGGTGACGGATGCGAGTGTTCTTCTACTAATACTCCTACGCTTGTA